TTAACGAACCAGCCAGACCAGCATCAGGATAATCGCGACTAACAGTATCCACAGCGCGGGACGCGTTGCCATATTTTGCAACGTGTCCATCATCGGTGGAAAAGGATTAAGCAGCGGTTGCATAACACGCGGATCAATCCCTTTAACCCGCCGTTGATAAAGCTGATTAAGAATATCCTCGGCCTGGGCAGAAGAAAGCGATGATTGCGCAGAAAGACCATATTTTTGCTGGATATATGCCGATAACGCCGCCAGTTCACTGGCATCTAAAGGTTGTTTTAGCGTCATCTGTAGTGATTCCAGCGTCGGCGTATTTTGCTGGCTTAGCGTCTGACGCGCCTGTAGCCAGGTCACCAGATGGTTAAACAGTTTCGCTGGAATTAACTCGCCATCTTTCACCCCGGAAAGTTCCAGCATCGATTGCCAGATCTGTTTGCTGGGTTCCCCCGTTGCCGCCGCAAGTTTGGTCACCAGCTGTTTTAGCGCATTGTGCTCCGCCGGTAATAAAGGACGGTCGGTCGCCTCGCGCTGCTGTGGTTGCGGAATAACCATCTTCCCTTCCTGCAACAGGGTGAGAATGGTTTTTAATTGCTCCGGTGAGAGCTGATTCAGCGGCGTCTGACCAAAGTTATGACGGATATAATCCGTGACCGCCTGACGATTATTCCCCAGACGTAAATACTCCCCTAATTGCGCTAAAAGCTGGCGGGCAGAATGGCTTTTTTGCGCGGCCAGCAGACGTTGCGCCAGATTATGCTCAGCGGCAGGGAAGTGACGCGAAAGCAGCGGTGAATCTCCCGACAGACCAATATCGTGCCTGATACCCGCCCACAGTTCTGCTCTTTGCTGTTGCGTCAGTGAGGTCACTTTCGTCATTAAGCTTTCCAGCGAAGTACGTTGCTGACTGGATAAAGGCTGATTGCCCGTGCCAGACGGCAGATTATCTCCCTGACCTGGTGGTTGCCCAGGAGGAGGGCCGGAAATAGGTTGTATCATTACGTATCCTTATACCTGAAATCTTCGCAAGTATGCCTGGCCGCGAGATTATGGCACACTTGTCCGGTTAACTCTCGTCTCATACAGGTAACACAAACGTGAAAATCCTTGTTGATGAAAAAGATGTTGATTTAACTTTTTGATATAAAAGGATTTGTATCGGCGCATGTCCACGCAGTGACCACATTTTCGAGTTATAGATAACACAAAGCCCGTTTTCACGGGCTTTGTGTTATCTGTGATTGTGGCTTAGCCGCATGATTTATACTGTTTCCAGTTACAGGCTTCTTGAAGCGGTTTTAGCGTGGTTGACAGGCCGTTTAAATTGAAAGTTGCACTTACAGGGCTTTCATTATAAGGGGTTATTTTTGCATACATTTTGTTTGAGTTGGCTAGTTTTCTGATGAAGTTAATGTCATTGCCTTTATAAAAAACAGCCTTTGTATCTGTAGATACTAGCCAGTTTCGCTCAACTGCTTTCTGTTTATCAAGGCGATACAGCATGTTGGTTTGTTCAAGGCCTAAATATACATCCCAATTAAGAAATACTTCGGTTTTCTTTTCTCGGCAAGCTATAAACAGAGTAGGGGTAACCGCTTCTCCAAATGGAGTTCTTATATAATCATCACTTTCTAACGATAAAATTACATTTTTCGAATCATCAATTGGCGATGTAGTAATGGATGTGTGCCATTTTCCTGTGTCTGTGGCTTTCTCTAATTTTGATTTAGATTGCGCAACTTTTTCCTGTGGAAATGGTTTATCGTAGCAGTTTACTCTAGTTTCTTTATCGTTTTCTGCTCGGCATTTAGATATCTCAGAAAGATTTGGTTGCTGAGCCTCTGTTGTTACTAGCTGTTTCGCTTTAGATTTTGAGCTTACAGGCGGAGTAAATGTTGGAGAAAAAAACGGTCATAACAAGATAAACGTCTGTCATCATCTTTCTCATCAGGGCATTGATCTCTGTTTTCGAATTTTTCAGCAACTGTCGTTCGAGTCGGTTGTATTGACTTATCATAACAAGAAAGTCTTTCTTTATTATTTTCTATTGCTCGGCACTGGAGTGATGACTTAAAGTTATTATGCTCAGTTGCTGCGTGAGCAGGTAGCACACTAATTGATATAAATGATGCACCTATAGAAATAATCATATTTTTCATTTTGTTATCCCTTTGGTTTAGTAAGAAATACTAAATTTCCGATAATGATATTGCAAATAACCCATAAGCCTCCAATAGCAATTAAACCTAAGCCCGTACCAATAACTGTACCGGCTTTTTCGGCATCGGATGTGGCGTTGTTTATTATTTCACCCACCTCTCTTAGCCCAACACAAATCGTGTAGATTATAAAAATATTAAATAATATGAAAAAATACTTAATGAGTTCTCCAAAAAATGAACGTTTAAGTTTTTTCAGTTGTTTGCCACAAGCAGGGCAAGACAATACTGAATCGATCACCTCTTTCTGGCATTCAGGACATTTGATTAATGCCATATAATCTGCCTCCTTTGGCTCTCTACTAGCTGACGTTTGTAACAAAACATTTTGATTTTATCAGACTTTTTATTGATATGTGTCAATTGATTAGCTGGTATAGAGTGAGACAGGATGCCTTATCGACCTTACTCTGGCAACTGATTGACGGGGGATTGCTCCCCCGTCGCGGTTTCCTTACTGCTTACACTGTAAGAACGCCGCAAACTCCGCTCCCCAGAAACTCATCCGTATTTCACACAGCGAACCGTGCAGCATCCAGATGATGAGGATTGCCGTCACGCAGAACGTGATGGCCGTAAGCGATTTTTGCGACATAGCACTTGCTCCTTTTCCGGAGAGGCGCTAACCTTTCACTTGTCAAGGTAATGCGGTTAGGGCCTCGGTTAAACAGATATGTTTTCCGGGGCCTTTCCACATCCGGCCTTCGGGTATTCCCTCCGACCATCAGCCGAAAGGCACCCGCACGTAATCTATCGCTTTTTTGTTACTCCGGCAATTCTGCCTGTTAATTCTGAGGTAAAGGCAAACTCATCTGATTGTTTCCCCTGTGTGAAGCTGGCAGCTCATGCCACGGGATACCTTCTGATGAGTGAACGCCGGAGGCGTGTTTCGATGTGAATTTATGGAAAGCTTCCAGTGTTGAGAAGCATACGCCGCATTCCAGATTGTTACACTGGTAATACTTTTGCCGCACGGTGTTTGAATCATTTTCCGGACGACTGGTGCGGATACGGGCAGATGCGCCACAAAGCGGACAACGGAACATAGCTACCTCCCTTAACGTGGTGCTGCCGCTATTCTAAGTTGCTCACTCTGTTTCCGCTATCCATTCCGGGATTTTTGCCTCAAGCTCAAGCTGCGTGGTAAAGCCGCTGTTATCAATGGTGTGCCCGGCTTTTGCAATAATCCAGTCCTGATTATCAATCTCGCTTTTAAATCCTGTTACCGTGCCATGCATTTCGGGGTAGAGTTCTGCACGTCCACGCGCCAGCGTGATGGAGAATGATGCGGCTCCGCGTTGTAGTTGCTGCCACTTTGCCGCCGCTGCGCGTCTTGCTGCCTGCTCGTTCTGATAAGTCTTGCGTAACACAAACACATTGCCTTCCGCGCCTTCCATATAATCACCTTCACGGCTGCTGCTTTTCTCCTTTTTGGGTTTTGGCGGTTTACGGCGTTTCACGCTGACTTTTTTCTTTTTCCCGTAATTAAGATCAAGCCAGTAGGCGCGTACCCCCGTATACGCCTCGCGGTCAGCAATGCGGAACTGATGGCGATCGCCGCTGCTGCGTGTAATGGCGAACGAGGGCAACGGCTGGCCCTGTGCGTTCACGCCACCACCTGGCATGATGAATAACAGATTGCCGCTTTTTACCGTGGTGATTGCACCCAGCATTTCCGCCATGCGCGTAAGGAAGGACATGTCGCTTTCTTCGGTCTGGTCGGCGTGGTCGATTTCGATATCCATCAGCATTTCGCTGATTTGCGGTTTCAGACCATACCGATGAGCGATGGCGGATACCACACGCTCAACGGTCACATCATGCCAGGACACCTCACGTTTAACGTTAAATTCATCCCGAAAATCTGCGCTTCTGGCTGAAACAGTCAGCCTGTCCGGCGGTCCTTCGTGAGCGATTTCATCAACAATGTAAGTGCCTTTTTCTGTCAGCGGTTCTCCTTTCCAGCCAATGAGAACCGTCAGGCGCGCGCCCCGTGGCGGTAGCTGCAACTGACCATCCGCATCATCCAGCGTGATGGTGAGCTGGTCCGCCTCAAATCCCCGGTTGTCGGTCAGTGACAGGCTCATCAGGCGCTCTGCCACGCCTGACAGCGTTTTACCCTCCGCGAGAATATCAAAATCCGGCATTTTCACGGGGTCTGTGCCCTGACTGAGCAATTGCATGGTGGTATCGGTCATCTGTTCCCTCCCTGTGTGGCATGGTCGCATGTGCGTGCGGAGGGGGTTACTGCTTTTTGTTGTCGCCGGGTCGGGAGAACGGCGCAGGGGTGAGATTACGCGCGTGGTGGGTGATGATTGTTGCCGAATCATTTAACGGATACAAGGGGCTGAAGCTATGAGTGAAACTCGTTTTCATGGTGCCCGTGTTACGGAAAGTACCGACCTGGTAACAGCGATTAATGATGTTGATTCCAGTGTTATCGGTATCGTGGCAACGGCGGATGATGCGGATGCGGAGCTGTTCCCGCTGAACAAGCCCACACTGCTGACCCGCGTCAATGACGTGCTGGGAAAATGCGGAACAACGGGGACGCTTTATCGTGCGCTTAAGGCCATCGCAGACCAGGTGAGCACAAAGGTGATCGTCGTTCGCGTGGCTGAACACAAAGAAGAAGACGGAAAAACGCAGGATCAACTGGTTATCGGTGGTTCTGAATCTGACGGCAGCTATACGGGGATGTATGCGCTGCTTGTTGCAGAGCAGGATGAAAGCATCGGATACCGTCCGCGTATTCTGGCCGCGCCGGAGCTGGACACGGAGGCGGTAACAAAATCCCTGTGCGTGATTGCGGGTAAACTGCGCGCGTTTGTGTATGCCTCATGTCACGGCTGTAACACGATGGCTGAGGCGATTACCTACCGCCAGAAATTCAACGAACGTGAGGTGATGCTCTTATGGCCGGACTTCATCGCCTACAACCCGAAAAGTGGCAAAAACGAAACGTTCCCCGCGCCTGCCTATGCGTGCGGCCTTCGTGCGTACATTGACCATGAGCAGGGCTGGCACAAATCGCTGTCCAACGTTCCGGTTAAAAATGTGCTGGGGATGTCCAGGCATGTGTTCTGGTCGTTGCAGGCCGAAGACAGTGATGCCAACAGCCTCAACAACAAAGAAATCACGACCATTATTCGTCGCAACGGGTTCCGCTTCTGGGGCAACCGCACACCGGAAACGAACGCCTACATCTTTGAGGTGTATACCCGAACCGCACAGGTGCTGGCTGATTCAATTGCGGAAGCGCAGTTTGAAACCATCGACAGTCCACTGACGCCTGCGAACGTGAAAGATGTTATCAGTGCCATCAGGGCAAAACTGGATTCACTGGTTACTGCCGGGAAACTGATTGGGGCGTCGTGCTGGTATGACGTGGTGGATAACGGCACCACGAATTTACGTCAGGGGCGCGTGCGTATTCGCTACAAATATACGCCTGTTCCCCCGCTGGAAGACATGGAGCTTTACCAGTCGTTTACTGATGAATTCTTTGGTCCCGCATTTGCGGTGCTGGGAGGTGCCTGATGGCTGTACCAAAACATCTTCGCTTTTTTACGCTGTTTGTGGATGGTGAAAACGAAGGGGGTAAGGTGACGTCCGTCACTCTGCCTAAGCTGACGCGCAAAACCGACAGCTACCGGGGTGGTGGCATGATGGGTGCGGTAAGTATTGATCTCGGTCTGGACGACTCCGCGCTTGATGCGAGCTTTGTCATGGGGGGCGCAGTTCGTGAGCTGTTCCTTAAGTATGGCGGCACGATTGACGGCACGCTGCTGCGTTTTGCGGGTGAATACTACACCGATGCAGAAAGCGACCTGTATGAAGTCGAAATGCGCGGACGTGTGACGGAAATTGATATGGGGGAAGCCAAACAGGGCGAAGCCACATCACACACTTACGCCATTAAAAACACCTACTACAAGCTGAGTGTTAACGATCGCCCGTTGTGGGAGATTGACCTGCTGAACTTCATTTACCGGAAGGACGGCAAGGACATTGTGCCCGATCGCATCCGTTCCGCGCTCGGGCTTGGCTGATAAGTAATATGCAGGCGGCGCAGTGCGTCGCCTCTGACTGAAAGGAGTTTCCTGATGAAAGAGACGAAAAACATCGATACCGAAAACACGGTAGTTACTGACACTGTGAAAGAAACCAGTGAGCGTGGCGTAAAACTTACCCAACCAATTGAGCGAGGCGGCGAAAAAATCACGTATGTGGAGATCACCGGGGCTATTGAGCAGGCTGGATCTCTGCGAGATTTGTCACTGTCTGATGTGCTGAATCTGAAAGCGGAATCCATGTTTACGCTGCTGTCACGCGTGACATCACCGCGACTGGATGAAGTGACGATCAAAAAAATGGCATCCCGTGATTTTATTCAGTTATGTGTGGTTGCCGTAAATTTTTTGAGCGGTGCGGACTCTGGCGGGAAGAACGAACAGGCGACGGAAGCCTGATCACGGTTGTGTGCTTTGAGCACATAGAAGACTTTGTGGCGGATATTGCCGCCATTTTTAACTGGTCGCCCGCCGAAATCTTCATGATGACGCCCGGCGAAGTGGTTAGCTGGCGTGAGCGGGCGGCACTTCGCAGCGGGAATGCAGACAATGAAGACTCTTGATATCCGGGTCGCTTTCAGCGCCGTTGACAGGCTGACCCGGCCTGCCGAAAACGCCCGCCGCCTGATGGGGCAGTTTGGTGACTCCATCCAGCGAACGCAGGGGGCGATCAAAAATCTCGAGCGTCAGGCGCGATCATTTGAGCGCGCCCGCGACGCTGTCAGTAAAGCGGATGCGGGTATCGTGAAAGCACGACGCCAGCTTAACGCCCTTAATCAGTTACAACGCACGGGTACAGTGCTCAGCGAAAAACAACAAAAGCTGATGCAGCAGTTAAGCACCCGGCTTGAACGCCTGAATGAATCGCGCACACGGGAAATTCAGAAAATGCGGGAGCTTGGCGGAGAGCTGAAACGTCACGGCATTTCCCTGACAGGCAGCGATAACACCATCCAGCAGGCCATCAGACGCACCGAACAGTACAACAACCAGCTTGAACGCGAACGGCAGGCGCTTGCGCGTGTAACGCGGGCGCGTGAACGGTATTCGCGCGCGCAGGAAACCGCGGGAAAACTGAAAACAGGTGGTGCGCTGGCAATTGGTGCGGCAGCGGCGGGCGGCTATGCTGCCGGGCGTTTTTTGCAGCCTGCGATCGGGTTCGGCAAAGAGATGTCCCGCGTTCAGGCACTGACGCGAATCGACAAAAACAGCCCGCAGTTTAAGGCGCTGCGTGAGCAGGCGTTAAAACTTGGCTCTGAAACACAGTTTACTGCGAGTGATGCCGCCAGTGGGCAGAGCTTTCTGGCAATGGCTGGTTTTACTCCGCAGGCCATTCAGGCCGCATTGCCCGGTGTTCTTAATATGGCGCTGGCAGGTGGCGTCGAACTCGGCGAGACGGCGGATATAGGCTCCAATATCCTCACACAGTTCAACCTGACAGCCGATCAAATGGACCGGGTGGGCGATACGCTGACAGCAGTATTTACCCGGACCAATACTGATTTACGCGCGCTGGGCGAAACCATGAAGTATACCGGTCCGGTTGCCGCAAAACTTGGTATCAGTCTTGAAGAAGCGGCGGCCATGGCCGGGATGCTTGCCAATAATGGTCTTCGCGGAAGCGATGCTGGCACGGCCATGCGCGCAAGTCTGTCCCGCCTTGCATCACCGCCAAAAGCTGCGGCTGATGCACTGAAAGAGCTGGGGGTGTCAGTTGCTGACGCCAGAGGCAAAATGCGCCCGATGGAGGATGTGCTGCTTGATCTCTATAAGGCGACACAAAAATACGGACAGGTGGACCAGGTCTCCTTCTTCAAGGACATCGCCGGAGAAGAGGCGTTCGTTGGTTTGCAGACGCTTGTTGCGGCGGCTGGTTCAGGAGAGCTGCAAAAACTGACCAGAGAATTGCAGGGGGCAAGGGGAGAGGCCGATCGCGTTGCAAAAGTAATGGCCGATAATCTTGATGGGGACCTGAAAAATCTCGACAGCGCATGGGAAGGTCTTCGTATTCGCATCAGTGATCTGGTTGACGGTCCGCTGCGTTCTGTCACGCAGTGGCTCACGCGGGTGCTTGAAAAAATCACCTCGCTGGCGCAGGCCCATCCGGTACTGACACGCCAGCTACTGATAGCAGGCGGTGCGTTGCTGGCAATGACTGCAACGATTGGCTCGTTGTCGCTGGTTATTGGGGTGCTTTACGGAAAGCTGGCCACCCTGCGTCTTGGTTTTGACATTCTTACCCGGTCAATGAATGTCGTCAGGGTGTTGCCTGCGCTGTGGGGAATGCTGACGGGTTCCGTTTCTTTGCTGGGAGGCGCTATCGGGGCGCTGTTCAGTCCGGTTGGTCTTATCGTGGCTGCGCTTGCCGGAGCTGCCGTTCTTATCTGGAAATACTGGGATCCCATCAGGGCATTTTTTGCCGGGGTGTTCAGCGGGATTATGGAAAGGCTGAACCCGTTGCGTGAAACCTTTGAACGGTTTGGCCCTGTTTTTGACGCAATCGGAAGCGGGATCAGCCAGGTGTTTAACTGGTTTAAATCGCTGCTGTCACCGATGGAGTCCAGCAAGGAAACGCTGGATAAATGTACCAGTGCTGGCGAGATATTCGGTAACGTTCTTGGTGGCGCGTTACAGCTTGTTCTGACGCCTGCAAAAATGTTGCTGGATACGCTGGCGTGGATACTTGAAAAACTCGGTGTTCTTCCGGATGAAGCGGAAAGGGCGAGAAAGAAAATCGAAGACGCACAGCGTGCGGCCATTCTTCAGGACAAGGTTGCCTTGCTTCAGGGGGACCTGGCGAAAATCAATCCGCCGAAGCCTGTGGAAAATGGCAATGGCACCGGAGGTGATAACCCCAAAGACAACAAACCGCTCACAGACAGCAATACCGGGACGCTGCGCAGACTCAGCAAAATTGCTGATAACACAGGTAAGCTGGTTGATGAGACGAAAAAACGCATTGGCCCCGGCGATATTGTCTTTAAGAACCTGCCCCGCGCACTTGCTGTTCGTGGGGAGTGGCAGGAGCGGAAGATTGCGCAGGTCAGTAAGCCTGCCCCCGCAATTAATGTCACACCCGTAGTCCCGGCTCCGCTGCCTCCGGCGCTGGTCCCTGTTGTTGCGGCCAGCTCCCGCCCGGTGGCGGAGGCCATACGATCGCCAGTGGCATCAGTTCCTGTAACTTCCCGTAACCGGGAGCCTGTTGCCTCCGGATTTGGTGGTGAAATTCATGTTCATCTGCATAACGTTGTTACGCAGAATCCCCGCGAACTGGCGAAACTGGTCGGTGAAATGGTCAGGGCAGAAATGGAACGGCGCGCCCGTGCCGGGCGTGGCAGTTTTTACGATAAAGATTGAGGAGTCATGGCCATGATGATGATCTACGGCATGTTTGTTTTTGAGCTGCGCACACTGCCGCATCAGCAGTTACAGCAAAACAAAAGCTGGCGGCATGTGAAAAATGAACGCGTTAACCGTTCAGCAAGCTGGCAGTATATCGGTGCAGGTGATGATCGCATTGTGCTTTCCGGCGTGCTTTATCCTGAAATTACAGGTGGCGAAGCGTCGCTTTCGTTGCTGACCACGCAGGCATATACAGGACGCCCCTGGCCTCTGATTGATGGTGTCGGGCAGATTTACGGCATGTATGTGCTGACTGAAACGAATACGACCCGTTCCGAGTTTGATCGCTACGGTAAGGCGAAAAAGATAGAATTTTCACTGACCCTTGAACGCTGTGATGAGGATTTGCGGGAGCGCCTGCAATCCTCATCATTCAGCGATATGCTGTCCGGCTTCAAAGATAAGGTGACATCATCTCTTAACAGCGCGGCCAGTTCAGTTAAAGGGCTGTTCTGATTTAACACAAAAACCGCTAATGGTCAGATTAGCGGTTTTCTTTTTCCTGGATCTGCCTGGTTGTTTCTTCGGCCTGTATATCGCCTATGGGACTCACAGCTACGGCTGGACATCATTTCCGACGAGAATAAACAAAAATTAACCGAGTGGATGCTCTACGCGTAGAAAGTCGAATCTACAGACACCTCCGGCCTGCCAGTAACGTTTCCCGAACAACCTGAATGAGACAAGGCCCGCTATCGGGCCTTAATTTTTATTCAGGCTTTTGTGGCCATTCGGGATCTGCCGTATCCACACGGCTGACCAGAACACTGTAGCGTTCCCAGGCTTCCAGTCGTGTGCGCTCCTCATCCGTCGCCATATTCAGCCTGACAGCGCGTTCCAGCTGCTGGATGACTGATTCAGCTTCGGAAAGCAATGCGGCCTTTTGTAATTCGGCCTGCTGTTGCTGCTCGTCTGCCGTATAAATCCGTTTAACCACAGCTCCGTCCTTAAACAGCCACTTTCCTGAATCGTCGGCGCGACGATTGGCGGTGATATCGGGAACTTCGACAACGCTGTAGCCTGTAGGGTCCAGTGTTGAAGCGTCTCTGGTTACGGCCACAATAATATTGTTCTCGTCGTAAAGAATTTTTATTGTGTCCGGCTGAAAGTTCTTCACTTCCTCATACCAGTTTTTTCCGTCTTCTGACCACAGCCAGGCAACATTAAAATTTTTTGTTAGCTGATATTGCTCAACGGTTTTTGGATTGCCAGCGACAATGTTTTTTAAATGCTGCATAAATTACACCTGTGACACGTTGTACCACGTTCCGTTAATTAACTTTTGTATTGGTCTGAATACTGCCGGATCGTCGCCATCAACTTCGCCGACAATGCCAAGCCCGGTAATTACATGGCCTGATTTCTCATACATCACGCCTTTTTGCATGGTCTGAACAACACGTGTGCCAAGTCGGACATCCCTCACGTATCGGCCATCAAAATTGCCGTAATCCGAGGGGTTAACGCGCCCCGTAATATTTACGGTTTTATTACTCTGAATGCTGCCGGAAACAAAGCGCATAACATGGACGTTATTAGCATAAACATCCAGATTACCATCGCCATTTTGTTTAAAGCCCGTGTCATTATCACCCAAAACAATCGAATTACCGCCAAGAGCACTGGATGTTCCGATACCCAGTGCACCATTCAATTGACCACCAGATAACGGCAGTGCACCGACATCTCCCGCTGTAGGTTTTCGCGTTGTGGTATAAAACTCAGACCAGTCAGCCTCGAATCCGTAACCGTCACGAGCAGAACGATAAAAAATACCGCCGTTCTTATAATTAACGCGGAACTGGGCGGCGGGGCAACTTCCTTCACCGATATTAAAATGAAGAATTAACGTTGATGCCCCATCAATAGTTGCGTTATAGGCTCCGCTACTCCAGTTCCATCCAACGGCTTTATCATTCGCAACGGTGTCTCCTGTTTTTCCTGAAGCAAATGCACCAATATTTTTCGGCGTCAGGTTAATATCTGATGTACCATCAAACGAAACGTTATTAATTTTACAGGCTGTTTTCAGCTTTGTTGCTGTCGCCGCATTGCCGGACAGTTCGCCAGAAAGGCCAGCACTGAATGTCTGTTTCGCGCCCCATGTCTGGGCTTCGTCAATGATTGGTACTCGTCTTGCCGTGATCGTGCGGCTTCCCGGATTTCCTGAAATACGCACCATAAAAAAGCGGTAGTTCGCTTTACTTACAGTGCTGCGCCATACATGCATTGAGCGCCCCGTACCGGAATCATCACTCGGACCAACTGCGATGTTTATCAGGTTGCCATCAATGACGCCCCAGTCCATACCGTCGGGAATATTGGTCATATTATCCAGCCGAACGGTTATCAGACTGCCCGGCACAAAATCGTAGGTCTGCCAGTCCAGACTGGATAGTTTTGCCACTGCGCCACCGATGCCCAGATTCAGGGGAAGTGAATAAGATGTGTAAACTTCCCGCCATTCGCTCCATGAGCTGCCGGTAAAAACGCGCTCAAACGTGCGACCTTTAAGGGTTGTACCTGTTCCGGCAGTTGTATAACGCTGCCATACGTTAACACCATCAAAGCGCCTCAACACTTCCAGAATACCGAGGACTGTCACGCCGTTTCCGTCCAGTACTGGACCGTTGGTCGCTTTACCTGTAACGCTGTAAATACCTGGTGAAGTCACATCATTCAAATCCCCGTCGTAATAACGACTCTCTGACTGATGACCGACTCTTAACCACGGTTCCCACTGCGGATTTGATGCATCCCAGCTTGCCGCAAGGCAGCGGACGTACATATTTCCACGGCGAGTGGTATAACGTTGCGTTCTTCCATAATTCCCGCCTTCGAGGATCTCAAGCGTCCCCTGAGCAAAGCCGCCTTCCTCTGGATAATTGCGTTCATATGAAGCTATAGCCGAGCTACTGTTACGCCATAAACCAAGATGCTCGGCGGCTCCAAGCGTATTCAGGTCTATAGTCGTACTCAAAGGGCGGGTAGCTGATTGAGTGTGACGCCATATGCCCCACGGACCATCAGAGCCATTCCACTTATTGGCGAGTCTGCGTATGTATACATTGCCGTCTCTCGTGGTGAAGCGTTGCGTACCTGCAAAATTGCCGGCAGCAAAAACCTCAAGCACACCGACAGCATTATCTTCCGGGAAATTTTTCTCCAGTGTTGCGTTAGTTGAGGTAGCTTTAGACCAGATCCCCAGATAAGCCTTAACGGGACCAAATGTATTCAGATCAGCATCAAGCGGCATTTCGCCATTGTTTTTCATAAACGTCAGGCTGGTAACACCAATATTGTCCAGAAAAGCTGATTTATCCTGGATATCTGCACCGTTCTGATTTTTCGCCAGACGTGAATTTGCGTTGTCATTTGCTGCCTTGACCGCTTTTGGCGTTGCTGCCAGCCTTTCACTGGTGCTGTCTGTTGCACTGCTTAACTGAGTAAAACCTTTTTCTGTCAGCGTGGCGTCAGGATGGCGGCGGGACTGCTCATGTTCTGCGATTTTGTCATCGACGTAATCCTGCGTCGCCATCACTGTGCTGGCATCAATACTCAGCTCAACGGACGCCACGTTACTGACAATAATAACCATGCGGCAGGTCTGCGCACGCCCGGAGCCTTCAGCCAGTTCAGGCTTATAGCTTTCCGCCATGTTGGCGACCGCAATCAGTGTTCCAGCATCGTCATACAGACCAAGCTCACGCATCCAGAAGCCGCCCACTTCGGGCGGTACAACCAGTTCAGCCACGATATAGTTTTTATTCTTATTATCCACGCTGACTTTATTCAGAGCGTGACGCCAGACCTCATGCACCAGTTTCGTCTGACCGGCATCCGGCACCGGCAATTTGCCATTACCGTCACCCACGGCCATTGCAGACAGGGTTACTTTTTTCCCGCCGGGGACAGTGGCAGCTGCCAGCTTTGCGGCTCCGGCAGTAGTGATAACGGTTTTAAATTTCGTGCTCATTGTTTCTCACTTATCCGGGATAAACAGTAATAACATCACCATCACAGACCACACCGCCTGTATACAGATAGCCAGGAATGTCCTGGATAATGTTCAGGCCGATAAGGTGGCGACTTGCGGGTTTGGCGTCGGCAATCAGCCGTTCCATTTCCAGATACATTTCCTCGGTCACACCACTGTCCAGCGTGCCAACATCAACCTTGAATGTTCCGGGTTCTCCGCCGAACTCCCACCACTCAGACACACGAATGAGGTATCCCAGCGGCTCAATGGCCCGGCGCAGTGCGCTGATGGTTCCCTTGTGTCGGTGTATCAGCCATGCATCACGAATCACCTGTCGCTTTGTCTCTTCCGGCCAGTTGCGATCCCAGCGGTCAACGGAAAATGCCCAGGCGAGATAAGGCAGCAGATGCACCGGGCAGGTGTCCGGCGACCACAGCGTGTTGAGGTCTACCGGGATGTCTGTAATGCGCGCTCCGACAGCTTCGGCACAACGCATGAAATTGCTGGCTGATGGCGGTAACAGTGAATTACTCATTACGCCCACCTTCGCTGATGGTGAATGACTCACAGCGCGCCGCCTGTATGTCGCTGATGGCCATATTCTGTGTGGGTTCGATTATCTCCACGCGTTGCACACCGTGCACATGCAGTGCGGCAGCAATGGCGGACAACGCCACGTCCTGACCGATAAGCCCCTGCTCAGCCAGCCACTTCCTGAACGACGATTCAGCCGCGGCCAGAATAGGTTCGGATTCCGGGCCGGGGTAAAAGTACAGTTTTGCATTCAGCCGCCATGTCACGATTCTGGCACTCTGTACGGTCAGGCGGTCGGCCACCGGGCGGGTATCCTCTGCATTCAGAACGGCGCGAACGGTATTAAGCAACGCCTCCGTTGCTGTGCCGTCGCCTTCAGTGGACAGGATGGAAACCGTCACATTTGCCGGAGACGGACTGATAGCCCGCGCATCACGCACCAGACCGCTGGCGCTGCGGGCAAAATACTCGTATGCACCTGACGGGCCAGCAACACTCAGGCCGTCGTACGCCCGTTGCGCCCGCAGCCTCAGCGAGGTGTCGCTTTCCATCATCGCGTCGGTGGTATCCGTTGCCGGAGTGATAACCAGGCGCTTTGTGTTCATATTGCCTGCGAGGTTGTCCAGGTCTGTCCCGGCGCTGTGGCTTAACATGCAGGCGCGTGCACCCTCATTGACCCGCTGGCGTAACAGCATTTCACGAAACGACATGGTTTGAGCGATAACGTTAAGGGGTTCCGATTCCAGCTCCAGCGCGGCGGAAACGGCTTCACGCTGTTCGGCGGGATAGGACGCAATCATCATGGCTTTTGTGTCAGCCAGAATTGCTTCAAAGTCAGGCTCCGCGATGATGGCGGGTTCCGGTAACTGGGAAAGGTCAACGGCGGGCATGATTTACTCCCTCAGCGTGATGGTTAACTCAACATTCTGCATGGTCTGCATGACAGTGCCCGACAGTGTCACCCCGGCGCGGCCTCCCGCTTTCCAGACAACATCGATGGAATCCAGGGCAATGCGGGGTTCCCATCGTGTCAGCGCAATCACGGCAGCACTCATGCATTGCAGACGCGTGGTGTTATTCATGGGTTCGTCAATCAAATCAGGCACAAGGCTGCCATATTCCCGTCGCATAACCCGGCTTGCCAGCGGGGTGGTCAGGATGTCCCTGACTGACTGTTTCAGGTGCTCCATATCGTTCAGGTTTCCCGTTCCGTCCGGGTTCATTCCTGTGTAGAGGGTTGTCACTGCGGGCCTCCTGTCGAATCGCTGCCACCTTTCACGCCACCGTGTTTATGCGTATGCACGGTAATGCCGTTTGAGGTGAAATTGCCGCCGCTGTGCGTGATATTGCCGCTCATCTTTCCCCCTTTTGTGACGTCAAGCGTCGCCGTTCTCAGAAGGTCTGTGCATTCCACGACGGGCGTGTCCAGTGTCACGCTGACGGATGCCTGTAAAGTGGCCGTTTTCATGCCGCTGGCGCTCAGTGCGCCTGCGTCCGCGTCGTAGCGGAACACCGCGCCGTCCGGCGCGCTGATCACGATTTCTTTCAGGCTTTTGCCGGGGGCCGGACTGGCATCACTCCACAGGCTGCCAATTATCATGGCGGTTTCCGGGTTGCCGCCAATGCAGGCAATTACCACCTGTTCGCCTGGTGATGGCGGCAGCCACACATTGAAGGCTCCCGCGCGCGTGGTGTTCCAGCGCAACCAGCCTGTTTCCAGTTCGCCGCTGCGAACGCGCACGCGCCAGGACTTCTCATCAACTTCAGAGATGATCCCGGTGCGGATGATATTGCTCAGCAGTCGCATGAGTTCTGCGCTCACCGTACAGCCTCCGCAATCCGGCCCAGCACCGTGTTATAAATCAGGCGCTCATCTGCCTGGCTGATACCCAGCAGCTCACGTACCGGGTAATCGGTGAAAATGCCCGGCATAACCTGATCGCGCTCACCGAACTGATGAACGCGTGCAATACGTGCGGCCACGCCGCTGTAACCCACCGTCACACCGGAAGCATCTGCACGGGCTTTCAGGTAGCGGGCGGTGCGCAGTTTTACGAACATGGGGACGCGCTTTGTGCTGTCCTGGTTGATGCGCCGGGTGCGTATTTCCAGAAAGCGGTCGATGTCATCCCGGTAAAACGTGCGGATGCTGTTTTTATCCTCATCCCACCCGGTGATGGTTCGCCCGTATTTCCCCGTGTCGTGATGCCAGTTTTTCAGCGTGCGTGCTTCGTTATTCCAGATAAAGCGAATACGCTCCTGTATCCGGGTTACGCGGCGTCTGCGTGGTGTCCATGCAGTCCCGTCCGGCGCTTTCTGTGACCGGATACGTGCCTGCTGGGCGCGACGTAAATCCTGTGCCAGCTTTCTGGCGATGTTATTGATGGCCTGCTGATTCAGGCTGTCGCGGATGGCCTCAAAGGTTTCATCCACGCGGGTGAATGCCTTATCCATCGCTTTCACCCCACGTCACATCCTGGAATACATGCGACCAGTCGCCTTCGGAAGATGGCAGACGGGGTTTTGGCTCCGGCAGGTGTTCTGCCTGCGCTGTCCCCTGACTGCTGCGCGTGATGCGAACGCGTTCCCGCAGAGGGAGCGTAAACAGGAGATCGGCGCTGTCATCGTCATTGATAACGGCGGAGAATTTGATGTCCTGATTACGCTCCGGATTGAGCAACAATTGCGGCTGATTTTCGGATAACCACGCCAGTAGCGGCAGCGTGAGGTCGTCCAGCTCCCCGGCGTAATCCATGACAAACATCACCATCTGATAGCGGTAAACAAACGAGGGCGTTTCTCCGGTCGTTTCAATGTTGCCGCTCTCCACGAAAATGGTGAATTTTTCCGGGTTGGCCTGACACCATCGGCATGAACGGGTCATGGCTTCACGCAGGGAATCAGTTTTCAGCATGGTTGTTGTCCTCGTTGTTCAGTCGTTGCAGCCTGCGCTGTTCCAGTAATTCAATGGCCCGTTTATCCGCGTTACAGGTTTCCAGTGCATCCAGAAGGCGGTCGCCCCATATACCGAGATTTCCCCATGTGGGAGGGTCAGGGAAGGGGGGGCGGCGTTACCGGAATGGTCAGCGTCTGCGGTATAAGCCGGACTGACGGCGCTGGCCGTGGCGCGTTCTGCGTGCCTGCGCAACCTGTCAGTAAAACGAGCGTCAGGCAAAGCGTGGGCGCATTCATCTTTTGCAATATCGTTGCGTAGCTGTTCACGTCTGGCCTCTCCGTCCTGATTTCGCTGTTGATTTTCCACGCGGAGTTGCGCCAGCACCTGCTGCATATCCTGTACCCCGGCACTGATGATATTCAGTGTGTCGACGGTACTTTTCAGGGTGCTGGCCTGTGCTTCGTTTCTGGCGTTCTCCCGGCCAAGCGACCATGACAGACGCATGGATGTTCCCCATGCGGCAATCAGAAGGAAAGCGACACCCAGCGTGGGCCAGAGCTTCATGCCGGATAGGCTCCGTGTGGTAACTGAAAATGTGGTCCGTCTTTCAGGGTCTTCCAGTCGCCGCCCCATTCCACCGGAATATTCAGTTCTCGGCTGGCCTGTCTGAATGCTGCTGCGATTTTTTCGTACAGCGGCCATTCCCATGACACCTGGCTGCCGATATAAGCCACAACATCCACGGCATGCCCCGTAAGGTGGCGGCTGTTCATGGTCTGGCTCTTACCCGTGGCCACCAGTTGCTTCTGGCGGTAACGGCTGCGCAACCCTTCGGTGATACCAAAATCCACTTCCGAGATTTCCAGTGCCCGTCGGGTCACTTTCACCAGATCAGGATTTACGCCCTGCAAATTCTTTTCGCTCCGGCTGCTGAATTTAAATGTGTTGCTCATTCGTCCTTCTCCTTCACCCTGCGATTAAAGGCCGCAATAACCTTGTCGCGTGCTTTCTCTGCACCCATAAAACCGATTGATGCGCCGATAAACGTCACGGCATCTTCAGGAAACCCGAAGAAGCGCAACGACCCGGCCACGGCCATGGCAAGAACGCCGCACGCCAGCGATCCCGTTACGGTCTGAACCAGTGTTCGTCCGTCATAAAGGCTCATCAGCGCGGAAATGCTGACCGCCGCGCCTACTGCATACACCGTTGGCAGGTGGTCAAAGAGCCACGCAATAACCTGCTCTGTGATCCCTGTTTGAATGGTGCTCACTGCTACTCCCCCCACAACTGAATCATTTCTCGTTTCTTCTTCTCCGGCTCCGGCATCTCCACGTCCTGCCCGGCGTCCAGAAATACCTGCTGACAGAGTCCGGGGTTGGCATCCAGCACCTTTTCGGTGACGCCCTGCGTCGTGCCGTAGTACCGGAAACAGAGCGAATCCACGGTGTCGCCTTCCAGTGCCTTCACTTTCATCAGCACAACTCCGCAAAGATTCGCGGGCGGCACAGAATGTCAGAGATGGCCCAGCTCACATCGCGCCACAAATCCGATGTCTGTATATCCAGTGCGTCCGCCCGGCGGTCGCCCTTGTCCGTTGTGTCCGCATCGCGGTAACGCTCCAGAATCAGGGCGCGTGTGGCGGTGTAAACCGCATTGCGCCAGTGCCAGAGATTGACGCTTTCTCCGTTAATTACGGGGGCCGGAACATCGGCCAGCGTCTGATGGCCAGCCGCCTGCTGTTCCTGCTGCCACGCTTCCAGCTCGCGGGTAACGTGTGCCACGGCCCCGGTGGCGGGATGCAGCAGGCGGGAGGGGGTCACACGGCCCGGCAGTCGTACCGCCAGACGCAGTTCACGCAGCACAATATCCGGCCAGAATGCACCCGCTGAAATACGGGTATCACCATCATCGGTATCGGTGATGTCGTCCTCTGCGGGTCCGGGGTTGGTTCTGGCAACCATACTCATGGGGTTCACTCCTGAAAAAATCGGGCGGTGGGTGCGCGGTGTAAACGGTCACGGAGTCAAACCGGAACACCGCGCACGCCGCCCGCTGACGGGGTCAGTCGTTAACCGCGCTTCGCCTTCTGCGTCGCGGTGGTTTTTCGTGTTGCAGGCTTCCGCGTTGTCTTTTTACTTTTGCTGCTTTCGTCCTGCGCCTGCGGTGTGATGGCGTCTTCTGGTGCGGCTGCGGAATCGGCTTTTTTCAGGGCGCGGGAAAGGGTTGCAATCTCGCGTTTCACACCTGCGTTCGGGTTCAGGTGCATCGCTTCGCGCAGCAGCTTCAGTGATGAGGCCATGCTGTCCGCATCGCTCAGGCCACGGCGGGCAAAGGCGCACGCCTTGCATAATTTGGCGCGCACTTCGTCCGGCATATCCTGGTTGGCGACAATTTCCCAAAGTGTGTCCAGTGGTTCGATAAAGGTGGACAAATCCGCGTCGGCATCCGTCCCGGCCTGCGTCAGTACCGGGTTGCAGATTTCTTCGGTCAGTACCGTGGCAGCAGTACGGCCAAAGTTATCCGGCATGATGAGGTTGTGACGGACCACATACGCACCAATACGCAGCGCAAGCGGAAGATCGCCGCAGTCAATCGCCCACACCATCAGCGTGGCAATCACTTCGTCCTGCTGCCCGCCGTCAGCCTCCAGCGTTCCCTCAATCCAGCCGGAAAAATCCGGCAACAACTCTTTTTTGATGGCGGCTTTCGCGCTTCTTGCCTGTACGCCCTTAAGCCGGGCCTGTGCCAGACGCAGACGATACAGCACCTCTTCATGCGCGGTACGCGCGGCGTGGTCCACGCCTTCATTCGCCCGGCCTGCGCGCTGTGCCATCACGTTCTGCCAGTGTTGCTGTGCAGGAGTAATCATTTTTTCTCTCCGTTACAGGCGGGCATGATGCCCGCCGTGAGTTGATTAGCTGTCGGCGAACTTCAGGCCAGTGACCATCGCGCACTTGCCATAGTCTTCAACGACATAAGCGTCATTGATGGACTGGTAGGTGGCGATGCGGTTGTATTCCGGTTCGTCTTTCATCAGACGACGCATTGAACCTTTCTGCCAGTAAATCGACAGGTTGTTGAACGAGGTGATCAGCATCGTTGAATCCGGGAAGAACGGCGCAAGGAACACGCCCAGCCCGCCAATGGTGCGCGATGACAGAATGAGCTGCCCGGCGAGTAATTCCGCATTGGGATTCTGGCCGCTGATGCTGTTCAGCACGGGCAGACGCAGCGAGTTAAACAGGTTGCGCCCCATAATCACCACGAGGTCGTCAGCTTCCTTGTGCCATTCATCCAGCAGGGATGAGCGCGCGTCCTGTACCAGTGCATCAGCGTTCGCATACTTACCCGCGTGCGCCACGGTGTTGTCCATGTTACGGGAGGTCAGCGTCACGTCATTCATAACGCGTTCGCTGGCGTCGGTTCTGATGTGCTCCAGCCAGCCCACGTTAACGTCCTGAAGCAACTTGTTGGTGCTGAAGTTAGACTCATCCGCGTGAGACGTGCCGTTGAAACCGATCATGATGCGGTCAAGTGCCACCTGTCGGGCAATCTGTGCGCTGATGCGGGACTGAAAATCAGGGTGTGCCGCCCAGGCATCAAGCTGCGGATATGAAATAAACGTGTCGTAGTTCACCTGTTCGCACTGGTATTTGCGGTTTTTCAGATCAACCACGTTATTCGGGTTACGGCGTTTTGTGCCGTCATAACTGGTATTCGTGCGCGCAATCGGCCCGGTGGTATCCAGGAGGATTTTTTCGCCTTTCTGGTCGGTCACGCCGATCACGTTAATTCTTTTTGTAAATTCGGTGCTTTCCTTTGAGGCGTTTTCAAAACGCTGCTGTACCGAGGGTTCCACGGTAAATCGCGATACCAGTGCGGAAACCGGGATATTGTTAAGCGACGCCTGCTGCGCCATATAGCAACCCAGCTTGTTGCGGGTAATATCTGACATCACCAGATTCATAAAAAATTTGCTCCTTTGTCTTATCAGAAGTCAGCCAGCTGGTCGGAGGCTGCGCCCGTTGCGGTGAACCGGTTCTGCGGATCGCCGTCCTGCGTGCGCAGTTTTTCCTTCAGTGCTGCCAGCTCTGTGGTCAGTGAAGTGATTTTCTGGCTGTCCTGCTGATGGCGGGTTTCCAGTGCATTAAAACGGTCGATAATGTCGGCCTGTGACGTTGCGACGCCTTCCACCGCTTCCTGAATGCGGGAGAAACTGGCGTCATCCGCTTTGCGGCCACGGCCAATAATCCCCATTACGCGGTTAAACCACTGGGTGCCTTCTTCCTGGCGTTGTTCTGCCATTTCGATGATTTCAGACTCGATGGCTTCGGAGATAAGCGGTGCTTCACCCTGGACACTGTTGAACGTCATCACCGCCTGACGTTGCTGTGCCGTGAATTTCAGGCGCTCAGTGCCCAGGCTTGCCGGGGTGTCGGTCATCGCCAGCCCGACCAGATAGGCGCGCCCGTTAACGGAGAACTGCGGGTGCAGTTCGATACTGGAATAGATTTTCTTGCCGTCAGCGACAAGCTGCTTCATGCGCTCGGTCGGTTCGATTTCTGCATACAGCGCAGTACGTCCGGCCAGCGGGCCTTCCGTAATATCTTCCGTACTCAGCGCGGTGACATCGCCCATTGCGGAAAATTCGCTTGACGGGCATGGCGAGAGATAGTGCTCAACGTTCACGCGGGCAGCGTAAACATCCGGGTTGAAGTTCTCGGCGGCTTCACGCAGATGTACCGGACTGATTTCGCGGCCATCAACAGTTGATCCGGAGACAGCCACGCGAAACTTTTTGCGGGATGTCTTTTTTTCATTAGCCATAGTTTTTGCCCCTCTGACTGGTTCTTCAGTCATGATGGCAAAGCGTAACAGGCTGATACAAAGGGCTTTTGTTGTAAGAAAACGGCCAGAACAGGGGGTTAAGGAGAACGGTTTCGCGCGCGGGTAATCTTCCTGTAATTACTCAGGGGGAGCAATGATTCAGGACGCTTTTGTGCGCCAGCGTGCGCGGCAACTTTACTGGCAGGGTTATCCGCCCGCAGAAATATCACGTCTGATGGGAATAAACCCGAACACGATTTATGCGTGGAAAAAACGCGACCAGTGGGATGAAACGCCACCCGTGCAGCGTGTCACGCAGTCCATTGATGCGCGCCTCATCCAGCTTACTGAAAAACAGAATAAAACAGGCGGTGACTTTAAGGAAATAGACCTGCTGACCCGGCAGCTTAAAAAGCTGCATGATGGCCAGCCGGATGTGATGGCCGCAGGAAAGAAAGGCCGGGCGAAAAAACTCAAAAATCATTTCACGCCGGAACAGATTGCCGCACTGCGGGAAAAAATCATCAGCAGGCTGGAGTGGCATCAGCGGGGCTGGTTTGACTCCCTGACCCTTTGCAGGGAAGCCGGGATACGTAACAGGATGATCCTGAAATCCCGACAGATTGGGGCGACCTGGTATTTTGCACAGGAAGCGCTGCTGATGGCGCTGCGTGACGATGTGGCGCAACCTTACCAGCGTAACCAGATTTTTTTGTCTGCGTCGCGTCGTCAGGCGTTCCAGTTTAAAAGCATTATTCAGAAGGCCGCGGCTGAAGTTGATGTGGAGCTGAAAGGGGGCGATAAAATCATCCTCTCCAACGGCGCAGAGCTGCATTTTCTCGGCACTTCTGCTGCGTCGGCACAGTCCTATACGGGCAATTTTTATTTTGATGAATTTTTCTGGGTCAGTCGCTTTGCTGAACTGCGCAAGGTGGCTGGCGCTATGGCAACCCTCAGCGGACTGCGGCGCACCTACTTCTCCACGCCATCCACCGAAACGCACGAGGCATACGCCTACTGGAACGGCGACCGCTGGAACGAGAAAAAGGCCTCGCATAAACGCCAGCGTTTTTCTGTGGACTGGAAAACGCTGCATAACGGACTTATCTGCCCTGACCGGACATGGCGGCAGATTGTCACGCTGGAAGATGTGGTTAATCACGGCTGGAAACACACCGATATTGACGAAATCCGCGATGAAAACACCGAAGACGAGTTCCTCAATCTCTACATGTGTGAGTTTGTCCGCGAAGGGGAATCGGCATTTAACCTGAATATCCTGATTGGCTGCGGCGTTGACGGATACGACGACTGGAAAGACTGGAAACCTTTTGCTCCCCGCCCGATGGGAAATCGTCCGGTATGGATTGGGTATGACGCAAACGGCAGCAGTGGCAACGGCGACAGCGGCGCTGTGTCCGTGGTGGTTCCTCCGGCTGTTCCTGGTGGCCGTTTTCGAACGGTGGAGACGCGACGCGTTCAGGGGCTGGAGTTTGAAGAACAGGCCAGAGTCATTGAAGAGTTCACGTGTCGCTACAACGTGGAACACATCGGCATTGATGTGACGGGCGGGAACGGGGAGGCTGTTTATCAGATAGTGAAACGGTTTTTCCCTGCTGCTATTCCGTACACCTTCACGCTGTCATCAAAACGGTCGCTGGTACTGAAAATGCTGCAAATAATGCGTGCCGGGCGGTGGGAATACGATCGCGCCGAACGCGAACTGGTCGCGGCCTTTAACGCCGTGCGTAAGGTGAAAACACCGGGCGGCTTTATCACTTACGAAACGGACCGCGCGAGGGGGATCAGCCACGGCGACCTTGCGTGGGCGACCATGCTTGCTGTCATTAACGAACCGATTGGCGGCGAAGGAGAAAACGAGCGTTTCACGGTTATGGAGTTCTGATGAGCAGAAAAAATAAAAAAGTGCGCATGAGTTCACGCATTGATCTCGCTGATGCGCTCAGGAAAGAATCATCGCTCAGTGCATTCACATTTGATGGTCCTTATCGCCTGACCGGGCATGACCTGCTGGACAATATGTACTGTGCTGATAACGGGCGGTGGTATGAAACCCCGGTGGACTGGTACGGTCTGGCAAGAGCTGCCCGGCAAACGTCCTGGCATCAGTCTGCGCTTTACTTTAAGCGTAATGTATTGCTCAGTTGCTACATCCCGCACCCGCTGCTTTCCCGGCAGGATTTCTCGGCGCTGGCGCTGGACTGGTTTGTGTTCGGTAACGCATTCCTTGAGCTTCGGAGCAATATGCTCGGCGAACCGCTTAAATTACGGCACGCCCTGGCGAAATACATGCGACGCGGAAGCGATCTTGAATCATGGTGGTATGTGCAGGATGGCAAGGACGCGTTTCAGTTTCGCCCTGGCAAAGTGTGCCACCTGATGAATCCTGACATTAACCAGGAAATCTACGGCATGCCGGAATATCTCGGCGCATTACTCTCGGCCAGCCTGTCTCATTCGGCGGACATGTTCAGAAAACTGTATTACGACAACGGATCCCACGCCGGGTGCATCATCTACATCGGTGCAGCGCAGGTAAACCGCGAAAGCATGGACTCCCTGAAGGAAACGCTACAGGGTGCACGTGGTGGTGGTGCATTTAAAAACGTGCTCATTCATGCGCCCAACGGGGGCAAAGAGGGGGTGCAAATTTTGCCGTTCCAGCAGATCACCGCAAAGGATGAGTTCATGAATGTTAAGGCGGCATCCCGTGATGATGTGCTGGCTGCGCACCGCGTTCCGCCGCAACTGATGGGGGCGATGCCGGGTGAAAAAAGTGCGTTTGGTGATGTGGAGAAGGCCGCGCGGGTTTACGCAATTAACGAGCTGATGCCCGTCATGGAGGCCATGAAGCACATCAATGACTGGCTTGGCGAAGAGGTGATCCGCTTTAACCCTTACGCACTGCTGGACACCCCGCCCACATCCTGACGCGCTTCGCTTGTCTGCTGCTTCGCCGGGGCATAAAAAATTTATGTCCCGACTCTCCAGCTCCTGTATCAATCAGATAATTTCACGACGCCTTCCAGCTTATTGCCATCATCGACGGTCAGGCTCTTACGCAATCCCATCGCGCTGACTGCATGTTTTCGCCGCCTCAGTGCGATTTTGACGGCCTTATCTGCCACCCCATCAAATCAAAAAACCTCACGTCTTTTTCACGCTCAGCGTGAGAAAGACAGCCATTCTGTTGTATCTCTGCGACATCGTTCAGGGAATGCTATTTACCCCCTGAAACGCGGGCTGTTCCCCCGTCACCTGCGCGCAGAAAAAGCGCGTTTTTTTGTGCACGCACGGATCCTTGACGGATCCAGCCGCCACGCGGGCTGGAAGGGCAAAAAGTCGTTCAAAAAAATTGTGCAAATTTGTGCACTATTGTGCATTTGTATAGTGAAAAAAATATAGCAGAAAGTATACTTAGCGCCTTGTGGGCTACGTTAACTTTGCAGGAACATTTGGAAATGAAAAAAATCAATAAAGAAGATTCTAAAAGAACCTTTTTACGTGGATGGTTGCGATTTCTTCGTAGCGTTGAGAGAGCTAAGAAAAAAAAGCCTGCGCAAGAGAAAAATGGTAGTCTTCGTTTTTCCGATGAAACAACTCCTGTCCAAAACCAAGTCGCTACGTTCATTGAAAATATATCGATTATAAAAGAGTATGACTCATCAATTCTTCGTCGTGACGCAGAGAAGATATTAATACCTAAATATTTTGACTTATATGACAATCCAGAGAAATCTCTGCTATTTATTAGTGCAGCCACAAAATTAATTGCAAGAGGTAAATGGAAATCATATATTTTTGATTACAAGAAAAACAAAAAACACTGTCTTGGTCTTGAGTGTCTATTAGGTGTTGCTCTTACAGCAGCAAGGCAAAGTAATATAAATTTCAAAGATACGATGATTCAGATTAATGGTATCTACCCTAAAGATGAACAGTATCTTGAAATTATCAGGGATGTCGGGCTTGTAAAAGAGATTAGTAATGCTGCACCAGGTAAAGTTCTGGACTCTACTGAAGCATCGAAAAAAGCGAATCCGAAGAAACGAATCTTCTCTGCTGATAGTATCGGAAAGGAGAATGCTTCTGCCTTTGCCCATGACAGAAAAAATGTCACTGCTGAAAAATTTACCGCATACATAAACGAATGCTTAAATGATCATAATTTAAAACTTGTACATGAGGCAGAAAAGCATTTAACTTCCTGCATGGGGGAACTCCTTGATAATGCGGAGCGGCATTGTGGGTTAGAGCAACGCCCACGCTGGTATTTGAGAGGTTTTGTTAATAATAACGTACGAAACCCCATATGTGAGTTGGCTGTTTTCAATTTTGGGAAAACTATCAGCGAAACTTTTGATAATTTACCTGAGGATCATTTTTCATTAAGTCAACAAGTTAATCCATACATAAATAAGCATATTAAGAAAAAGGGTATGTTTAAGGAAGGATTAACAACAGTAGCGGCCTTGCAAGGGCGGGTGAGTTGTAAAAACGAGAAAGAAACTGACAGTTCTGGCACCGGAACAATTGAATTATTGAAGTTATTTCAAGATATGCATGATAATCTTAAAAAAATGGGAAGAGATATTAAAGGTGGGATAAAAATGACTTTAATATCTGGTAGTACTCATATTAACTTTGATGGATCATATAAATTAAAGCAAAGGTTGGTTAATGACGAGGAAAGTGACATTTTTACTTACCCTTTTAATGATGTAGGGCTTGAATCTGAACCGGATCGCAACTATCTTAAGCGTATGAAGGATGCTCGATTTCCTGGAGTTATGATCAATATTCGTTTTCCTCTACCAGAAAACGCCACCCAGCGAACTTGAGGACAGGTACATGAAAATGGCTGACATCACCATAGATTTCAATAAGTTAGTAAAAGATAGTAACAAGAAACTTTTTGCTGGACGTTCTAATGGGCGCCAGGCCTATGATTACTTTAATATAGGGAAATTTTGCACAACCAGTAATGATAGATTATATCTATTGATCCCCAAGGGAATTGTTGTATCAAGCTCATACTTTCTAGGTATGCTTGAAACGGTTTTGCCGAAATTTTCTTCGCCTAGCGAATTTTATAGTCGCACTGTACTTGATGGTCGTGAATATAAAGAAGGTATGCTTTCTGAATTAGATAGAGCTGTAAGGAGAGGCTTACATAAAAATGTTCCCTTCTTTTAAAAATATTTTTCAAATCAAAATGACAGCGCTGTCTGTCATTTTTTTTATATTCCCCGCAGCTTGCTCTGTGACAGATTTTTCCAATAAAGAAAACATTGAATGTAATGAGTCACTTTATCCAAACACGCCTTTTTATATTTCCGATTCAGGACTTAGTGGTATATCATCACCGTTTTTGTTATCCGGAAACCCGAATGATGGCTTGATGTTTTGTGAAAAGGCAAACGACACCTTTCATAAGTTATCTCTGGCAAGGGATAACAAAAAAGATTTATTTGCTAATTATTTCAAAGATGTTCCAAATTCCCATGATATATATAATATTGTAAAGGTTCCGGAAAATGGTCCAGAGTGGATTTCTATTGGCATCTCTTTATTTGCCTTAGTTTCATCCTTTGTTATTCCTTATGTTCAACATAGAAAAGAACGTAAAGAAGCTATTAATGAAGGATATTGGGTAAGAGAAGTAATTATGCCTAAAATTAATGGGTTGGCATTCGATGTTGTGCAAAGTTTTAAAAACTCCATGGCATTATCAGAAGAGGAGTTTCTTAGTGTATTCAGTAATACTCTTTTACCAAAACTAGGAGAGTTACGGGATTCATTATATTTGTTTAATAGTTTTCCAGAATTAAATGCAGATATTGAAAATCTGGAAAGTATTTGTGACTCCTTGGAGGAAGAAGTTTCCAATCATATAGACTCGCCTAATGAAATAAGAATTTCTGATATATCTATGTTTCATTCCAAATTAATACAGAAATTAATTTTACTTCATAAGAAGATAGGTTGATTTTCAAGGCCTCCTTATTCCTAGGGCGGCCTTAGCTCTATATTTCTATCGTGTTCGATGCAATAAACTGATTTTTTTGCGAGCATGTTTAGTGGTTTCATTGATTCTCTGTGCGTGCTCTGCGTCGCGGATGGCGCGCAGCATGTCAGAAAGTACGGTAACTGGTGTTTTCATGGTGTTCTGGTCTTGCTGAAGTGTGGATGCCAGGCGTGCGGCGGCTTCAGGGTCTGATGCCTCTAGTTGTTCCAGATAGCTGGCGACCGGGTTATGGCGGATCTCCGTGCTGCTTACGCCGTGATTACGACTCAGGCGTTGCCAGAGCTGCGTGATTCGGCTGTCCGGGCGGGTATCCGGTTTGCGTACAATTTCAAATCCCTGCGGTGTAATGATGCTGCCGCCAACGTACAGACTGCCGCCCCGTAACAGGTGCTGCATCTGCTGTTCACCGATATGCAGGCCGAGAGATTCAGCAGACTCCCGCCATTCTTTAGCGAGTAACTCGTGGTTATCAGGCAAAGGCTGTGGCTGTTTGCGGCTCTGTGTCCAGTTCTGCATTTCATCACTGCTGTTTTTTGCCTGTTTGTCACGCAGCGAACGCATCAGTGCCCGGCGTTCGTGCCGTTTCAGTGAGCGCATCCATTCATTCACGTCAACGCCTTCAGGAAGCTGCGGCCACGGTGCTGGCCGTTCCTCCGGCTGTTCTGTCCCGTTGTTGTCCGTTTCCTGTACACGGGGACAGTTATTGCCACGAGTCCAAGGGGCGGCAGAGCCGCCCTGAAGGTCAAAACCATTTTCGCGGGCGCTGTCTTCCGCTTCCGGTTTACGTCTTACCAGCTTCCAGTTATCCGGATGCGTGCACACACGGGAGGATTCCCCGATGAGTGGTGACCAGATCCCGTAAATCTGTACGCTCTGTTCGCCGTAATCGTTCAGCTCATCGGCGAGGTCGTAGGCGGTGCGAATCAGGTAGTCTTTGCGTGGAACAAGTACGCCACCCTGTTTTTCAATGTAGGAGGCAAAACACCCGGCATCAGCGGCAGCGAGTACCGCATCCATTGCGTCGTCCTTCAGTCGTTGCGGGCCTTCCGGGTTGCGTGCCATCTGGCTGGCAAGGCGGCGCAGTTCACGCCACACCTGACGGGAGGGGATGCCAAAGAACTGGAACTGGCGGACCCGGTGAAGGCGCGCCCAGCCGATGGCGCGCTCCACGCTCTCGGCCATTGATTTTCCGGTTTCGTGGTCAACGCGTGGCTTGCCCGTTTTCGGGTCGATGCCATCCACGGCGTGGCTGTCCAGGTTCTTTCCGATGTAGGTGGCGATGTAGCTGGTTGGTGTGCCTTTTGAGCCGTCGACGTACTCCGCCTTAAAGCGCGGAGTTATGTCATCGCCCAGCTCGTGGCGGTCTTCCTGAATGGCAATATCGCGGGTGTGGGACACAATGGTGTCGATTTCTTCCGGATGAGCAAAGACCATCATATGCCAGTGCACGGTGCCGTCATGGTGAGGCTCCACCGTGCGGATGCCATACCAGCGCAGACCGTCGCGGTTCAGTTTTTTGCGGACAGCCGCAAAAAACGTGTTAACCAGGTAATCGCTGGAGTCGCGCATGGTGGCCCCGTTCCATTTGGGATTCGGATGACCGTTCTCTGTTGTGGCGTGGTATTTTGACGGGCAGGTGACAGTCAGAAACACCGCTCTGTCGCCACGGGCTTCGGCCAGAAGTTCCAGTCCCTTCATGGTGGCCATCATTTCTGCCTTACGGTGAACCGGGTTACTTACTCCCGCGTAATACACTGTCTCGAGATCAATCGTGAACCCGTCTTCGTTTTCCAGCATGAAACTTTTCAGGAAATCGCGTGTCTTCTCGCGCTGTGCGCGAAACTCGCTTAACGCGTCCTGGCTCAGATAGGGCGATGTTTTTCTGGAAACCAGACAGGCGGCGCGGAGTTGTTCTTCTCTCCACTCGCAACGTAACAGCCACAGTTTGCGTTTCCACCATTCCGCACAGGTCAGGCGAAGGATTGCGCCCGGCAGCAGCTCCGTGTCCGGTTCGTTCCTCCGGTCTTTGTCTGTTGTCAGTGCGTCATAATGTGGAGGCATGGCGTGCAGGTGTAACGCCATGCGGGCCAGCATCTGATACGCCTTCAGGGTTACATCCATGGTCAGCTCGCCATCGGTTGCGCCAAAGCCATCGCAGAGTTTTTCGAAGGTGCTGCTGAACATCGCCGCCGTCATGGTGGCCAGCGTCTGTATCTGGTGCTTGTTGAGCTGCGGGAGGTAAAGCAAATCATCCAGGCGTTCGCGTCCGGCAAGGGCGCGATAACCCGGTGTCAGCCAGCGGTGGTCGGTGCGGTCCAGACGTTCGAATATTTTGCGCAGGGTCCCGCGCGCGTAGCGTTCAGCCTGCTGGTTCTTTTTACCTTTCTGGCGGTCAGATTCCTGTTTTTTGCGCAGGAAGGAGAGGTGGCGAATAAGCGGATCGCGCAGATAGGACGGCAGCAGGCGCAGCGAGGCCATGGCTTCATCCACCGCGCCGCGTGCCTGCTTTCTGGCGTCTCCTGCCAGTGTGATGGTTTTGTCCTGTTTTTCCTGTGCGTCCAGGCTTTTATTAATCAGGTTGCCCAGCGGCGTGGCGGAGAACGCCGCATCAGCCATTTCCTGGCGGCGCTCGTTCTCTGCCCGGTAGGCATCCAGCCAGGAGGAAAGCGCGGATTCAGGAGCGGGGATCCCCGTTCCTTCACGCCCCACTGCGTGGCGCGGTTGTTGCCAGTCCCTGATGTACTCTGCCGTCATAGTGATTTACTTCGTCATGCCATTCAGGGTGTCGCGGCAGACTGTAGCCAGCCGCTGAATTTCCAGCACGGTGTCTTCTGTGTCGGCATGGCGATGTGTGATGCGGATGCTGTCGGCAATCACATCGACGATTGCAGAGGATGGGCGCTGGTAAATGCCAATAACGGACGGGGGGCCACCTTCAATGCGGTAAAGCCTGTAATTTCCCTCGTGGCTGTCAATCATGTAGCGACCATCAATAACAATCTTTCCGTCAGCGAGCTGCGGTACAGGCAGGGATTTCAGGTACATGTCATAACGATCACGCACGCGAGCGGCAAGATCACGCTCTGTGTTGAGCAGGTATTCAAGAAAGTCGTTGGCGAGAATCATTGCGGCAATCCTCTTGTTACAGATGTGCGAAGGCCTCCCGCCGCAAGGTGCAGGAAAGGCCCGGAACAGGAATTAATGGAGTTTGTTTTGCTGCTGGATGAGCTGTTGAAGCTCGTGCAGATCATCCGCCAGATAGCTGAAAACAGAGGCGGAATAAATGTTTGATAGTGCGTGGCTGCGCTCATGCAACATATTGATGTGCATGATTTGCGCGACGCGTGATGCGCGGGAAAGCCTGCGGTTGATTTCAGTCTGGATGTGACGACGCTCCGCGATAGCGCGGTGTGGTTTGCGGTTTGCCATGGTGTGGCCCCTTGTGTAGTAAGTTGTGAAAACTCACCATCCAGAGCTGCGAAACTGTGGGTGGCGAGACGTACGAGGTTCGCAGTACCGGCTACACAAGAACCCGGCCCGACCGAAGTCGGCCCCGTACGCCCCGCCATAATTCTGACGCGAAAAAAACGTGGCAATACAGTACGCACAAAAAAACCGCTGGCGCGGTTGTGCGCTTGTGTAGTCAGCAGGCTGCGAAACCCGGCACCCGTTTTGTGAGGTGCAGCGGAAATGTAACCTGACTGATTGCGGCATGGCAAGCGGTTTTTTTGTGAGAACGGCATACTAAAAAATCCTGATACTGCTCCGGCCAGCGGTTTTCACTGGCCGGATTTAATTACTTCACGGGAACGAACGGAACAGCGGTGTTACTGGTCATGTATTGCGGCAGCGTGCCGTTCCATTTGTTGATCGCTTCCAGCTCCATAACGCCGGGATTCTGGCGCAGAGCTTCGCCGCGTAAACGAATGGCGTCGGCTTCAGCCTGGGCTTTTGTGCGAATGGCATCGGCCTGTCCGGCAGCTTCTGCGCGCAGCATGTTGGCTTCAGCTTCGCGTTGCTTGACTTCCTGTTCACGTTGCAGGGTTTTCTGGTTTGCCGTGACTTTGGTGTTAATGCTGTCGATAACGGTTGGCGGATATTCCGGTTTACCGACATAAGAGAGGCTCATGACCTGAATGCCGATGGGGGTCATCTCTTCCTGAATATCTTTAAGTGCTGAATCCAGCAGTTCAGACTTACCACCGTCGATAAACTTATCGGTGGTCATTTTGCTGGCCAGTCGGTTGAGTGCATCGGCGATCTTCTGGCGCAGGTCAGTGTCGGTAATGTCATCCACGCCTTTGCGGTAGGTCTGAAACACTGTGGTAACTTTGGATGGATCAACTTTGTAGGCCACACCGATGTGATAGCCGATGCTTGTGCCGTCGCTCATCTGGAAGCTGAACGGCTCATCGTAGGTCTTCATTTGTTTGAAGGTCGGGAAGATGTAAACCTCTGTATTCCAGCCTGTCCAGTAGCGGCCAACGCCAACCACTTCACCGACGCCTTTGTCGTCGCCCAGTTTGTTGACTTTGATGCCCACATTACCTGGCTCAACGCGATCGCAACCAACCAGCAGGATGGCGGCAAAAAGCGGGAGAATCTGAAAAAGTTTGAATTTCTTCATTGTTTGATTTCCTTGATGTACTTACTGAAAAGGCGAACAACGCCTGCCGGGTACAGCATGGCAATGAAAATTCCCAGCAATACCAGGAAGGAGCTGTCTGATGAAATCATTCGGGGGAGTAGTCCTGCATACAGAATGAGAGAGACGAGGACGCATACCAGCGCCCACATGTATGCGCGAAACCAGGTCTTTTTGTTCATATCGCGGTCCTTTACTGGTTAAGGAAAAAATCGAAAACGTTGTCGATGCGTTGCAGCAGCTCCTGCTGCATTGCTTCCGGCGTTTCTGATTCACCTGGTGACTCCAGCGTCGCGCAAAAATCCTTGATTTCATGATGGAGCGTCAGACGAATGGCAGGAGCCATGGTTCTGGCGTGCTCCAGCTCATCCAGCAGTGCCAGCACGGCAGATGGCGAGAGCATTGCGCGAAACGCCAGTAATTTTTGATGCGTTGCCATTCGTTGCAGGTCAGTCGCCAGTTCGCGTAATTCCTGGTGGTTGATGGCGCTCATGCTCTGGCTTCCTTCAGTAGCAGGTTAAACATGTGAGTAAGTGGATTGCTACACTCGAACGGCATCGGGTTTACGTGGTAAGAAGCCTGGCCTCCTGCTTTGCGAGCGCGACCACCTGTGCTGCGGTTTGTTCTGATGACTAAGCCGCCGCGCCAGAGTCGGCGTAACTCAGCATTGATGGCTGTGGTTGGGGTATTCAGTGCTGCGGCGATTTCTCCGCCGCTACAACCCGGATGGGTAGCGATGTAGTCCAGAATGGTCATCTGCGTGACTCCTGTACCTGTCGGATAAGGTTCACCCGCACCACATTCGTGGCGCAGAAGTAAGTGCCGTCAGTGAGATAGATGTGATGTGCATCCTTTTCCGAACGATGTTTGTCGATAGTGGTAATCAGTCGTTCGTCGACCTCGTATTCGCGGTCTCTGGAGGTGAAGCGAACGACAGGAAAATGCTTAATTGCCATTACACCCTCTTGGCTTTATGTCTGTATTTGAGCTTTTCTATTTCTTCTTTTTGTTCTTTTAATGTTCTTATGGCTGTGAAAACATTAAAGCCCATAAAATGTGCTCTGTTCGCTAATGTAATACTGGCACCTTTGTTAGCTATATCATCTTCAATATCAGTGAAATACTGACTGATTTCTTTTAGTGCGGCGCAAAGCTTTGCGAGATCTCGCCCCCTGTCAAAATATGCATCCTTCAGTATTTTTTGATTTGTCCTGAGCATGCTAACCTCGTGTTTATATATATGGATACCTCCGCGAGTGCGGATTGTTTTCATGTTTTCTTATTTAATCGTGTGTTTTATTTGTGCTGTTATTCTTCAGTGAAAAAACGCTCAATCTTTTTTACTGAATGAATAATTCGCATAATCCCAATAGCGCAGGCCACCGAAATAATCAGAACAAGCCATGAGATAAATATACTCATGCGATATTCCCCAGCTTATACGGTTCAATATGTTCCCCGCATTCTGCGGCACAGATCAGCTCGGAAAGTTCGTTAAGTGCATCCAG